AAACGAAAAAAATTTTTTGAAGAATTTTATAAAAATCTTTCAGTCATTCACAAAGCCCCCCCTCAAAATTAAAATCACTTTGTGCCGTTGGGGACCGGGAAGGGGAACTTTTTCCCCCTCTACGATTCTGTGAGGATTTTTGTCACATTTTTACACGAAATTTTTGGAAGGAGGTGAGTTTTTGGCAAGGCCTAAAGGACAAAGCACAATCAAAAACAGAATTGTGAAGTCCATGAAAGAAATGGGGACCTACTCAAAGCATTATGATGATATTATCGAAATTTATTCTGGCTTGCTCTATGACTACCAGAACGCTCGGGAAGAGTTCTTGGCTAATGGGTCACAGTTCACAGAAGAGCATGAAACAGGTAGAGGCACCATTGTTGAGAGAAAGACACCGTTGGTTCAGTCCATGGAAAATCTTCGCAAGGATATTGTTACCTATTCGGATAGACTTGGCTTAAATCCAAAGGCTGTCGGAATCGAACCACCTAAACCAAAGGATGCTGGAGGTCTGGAAGGCATGATTGCTAATCTGCTATGATGATCAAAAACAATTCACCCAACTTCAAAATAGCGGTGGACTATGCAACTGATGTAGTCTCTGGCAAGATAATTGCTGGCAAGAGGAGAATAAAGGCTTGCCAGAGGTTTCTCGATGACCTTGCAAGCGACAAGTTTGATTTTAGAAATGAGCAGTTTGATTTTGCAGTAAAATTCATTCAGGGTTTGGTCGTACACAGGAAAGGCGAATCCTTGGAGGGTATGCCCTTAACAAATACCCCTTTCATTTTGCAACCTTGGCAGATTTTCTGTATCGTCAATCTCTTTGGTTTTTATCGTAAAAATACAACAATAAGGCGTTTCACTGAAGCGCTTTTTATGTTGCCACGGAAAAACGGTAAAACACCATTTGCCTCTGCCCTGGCTTTGACAGCTGCTATCTTAGATAACCAAAGTGGCTCAAATGTGTATATCCTAGCCAACTCTCTCAAACAAACACGAGAGAGTTTTGACTTTTTAACGCATACAGTCAAGTACTGGAAAGATAAGTCCATCAAGATCAAGGATAACAACAATGAGCATGTAATCCGTAAGGAGTTTTCCAAAGGCTCTTTCACCATCAATGCTCTTGCTGCTGAAGAAGACAATCTGGACTCATTCAACGGGAACATCATCATCCTAGATGAGATCCACGGGATGAAGTCATCCAAGAAGTACACGCTGATGAAAAATGCCCAGCGGGCTTATCGGAATAAGTTGCTTATGGCCATCACGACTGCAGGGGACAAGCCAAACGGTTTCTTAGCCCAGCGGTTGAAGTACTGCGACAAGGTTCTTGATGGAACTGTGGAAGATGACAGTTATTTCTTGTTTATCTGTGATGCGGATACCGATAAAGATGGGAAAATAGTCGATTTCACTAACCCAATCTACATCCAGCAAGCCAATCCGTCGCTTGGTGTGACGGTCGAGCTCAAGGAACTTGTCCACGATGCAGAGGTCGCATTGGCTGATCCACAGACACGGAATGAATTCTTTAACAAGACCCTCAATGTCTTCACTAACTCAATGACGGCATATTTCAATGTTCAGGACTTTATCAACTCTGATTTGAATTATGACTGGACCTTGGAAGACTTGGTTAAGTTGCCTATCAAATGGTATGGTGGTGCAGACTTGTCCAAGCTTCATGATTTGACTGCTGCAGCTCTATACGGAACTTATGAAGATGTGGACATTGTTATCACTCATGCATTCTTCCCAATTACTGCTGCACATCAGAAGGCTAATGATGATGGTATTCCATTGTTTGGTTGGGAACAAGATGGATGGTTGACCATGTCAAACACTCCAACAGTTTCCTATGACGACATCGTGAATTGGTTTGTCAGTATGAGGGATATGGGTTTCAAGATCCAACGTGTGGGATTTGATAAGAAGTTCGGTCGTGAGTTCTTCTCAGGTATGAAAAAGGCCAAGTTCAAGATTGTGGATGCTCCACAGTATTTCTGGAAAAAGTCGGAAGGCTTCAGACGAATTGAAACCAAGTCACTCAACGGGAAATTTTACTATTGCCATTCTGACGCATATGAGTATTGTGTCGGAAATGTCCGTGGGATTGAAAAGGTCGATGACATGATCCAGTATGAAAAGGTCGAGAAGTCTATGCGTATTGACTTATTCGATGCGTCGGTGTTTGCTGCTTGTCAAATGCTAGAAGATAGCGAGAAATCAGGCAACGCTTCTGCTTGGTTGAACGGAGGAAGAAATTGAAAAAACGAAAGAAAAACAACACAAATCAAATTCGGTCTGAGCCATCATCTGCTATGCAAGTCTTTGTGTCAGAGGATTTTTTCAAAAAATCCATGTCACAGGGTTATATTCGGCTTGCTGATTGTCCAGAAGTTCGGACGGCGGTTGATAGGATTGCTGACATGGTTTCGTCCATGACCATCCACTTGATGGAGAACACAGAAAAAGGCGACATTCGGCTCAAGAATGAGCTATCTCGCAAGATTGATGTCAATCCTTACAAGTGGATGAGCCGTAAGAAGTGGGTAGCCAACATTGTCAGGTCAATGCTTTTGGAAGGCGATGGGAATAGCGTTGTCTATCCAATCATTGACAAAGATGGCTTGATTGCTGACTTGAAACCATTGCCACCATCAAAAATACGATTTGACGGGACCAGCTTTGACTATCAAGTTGTCTATGATTACCAAGAAGTGTATGGACCTGACGAAGTGCTACACTTTGCCATGAATGTCCACCCTGAAAAGCCTTGGCTTGGGCAAGGGTATAGGGTTGTCATGGCTGACCTGCTGAAAAATCTCAAGCAGGCTTCGGATACAAAAAATGAATTTATGTCTGGGAAGTATATGCCATCTCTGATTGTCAAGACGGATGCCAATACGGCAGAGCTTGCTTCGGAAGAAGGTCGTGACAAGGTATTTGACATGTACCTAAAAAACTCTACGGCTGGCAAGCCATGGATTATTCCTGCTGAGATGATAGATGTCCAGCAAATCAAACCACTTAGTCTGAATGACATTGCCATCAAGGACAGTGTGGAAGTAGATAAGACAACCATTGCCAATATCTTACAAGTACCAGCCTTTTTTGTCGGTGTCGGTAAATTCGATAAAGCTGAGTTTGATAACTTTGTCACCACTCGCATACGCTCCATCGCTGAGATTATTCAACAGGAACTGACAGCCAAGTTGCTACTTTCTCCACATCACTATTTTATTTTGAACTGGAGAAGTCTACTGACTTACGACCTCAAGGCTTTGTCGGAAATTGGCTCAAATCTCTATATTCGTGGATTGATGGAAGGGAATGAAGTCCGTAATTGGATAAACTTGCCACCAAAAGAAGGGTTGGACCAGCTTGTCATTTTGGAAAACTTTATTCCAGCGGACAAGATTGGCGATCAGAAAAAACTAGAGAAAGGAGAAACAAGTGGAGAGAACAACCTATCTGACTCGTAGCTTTAAATCTGAACTTGCTGTTCGTGAACAACAAGAAGGCCAACAAGAGAAAGTAATTGAAGGTTATTTTGCAGTCTATGGCTCTGAAACAGAATTGTGGCCAGGTGCTTTTGAAGAAATCAAAAGTGGCGCATTTGATGATACTCTCGAGAATGATATTCGAGCGCTTATCAATCACAATACAGAGCTTGTACTTGGTCGTAATAAGTCTGGTACATTGACTTTGGAAGCTGATGACAAGGGACTATGGGCCCGTGTTGTTATCAACGAACAAGATACTGATGCACTTAATCTGTATGCTCGTGTTCAACGTGGAGATGTGGATCAATGTTCATTTGGTTTTAACATCATCGAAGAATCAACAGAATTCCGTGAAGATGGAACAATCAAGTGGACAATTGAGAAGATTGACCTACATGAAGTATCTATCGTAACTTTCCCAGCATATGAAGCTACTAGTGTTCAAGCTCGGAAACGAGATTTTGAAAATCTACAAAATCGGACCTTGGAAGTCCGAAAAAAACAATTAAAGGAGAAATTAACCCATGCTAAAACAACTCATGCTCCGTCGCAAAATTAAGGTCTTGAAAGAAAGCTTGTCTGAGCTGAACGACGGTAATAACTTTGATGAACGCAGTGCTCAGCTTGAAGTAGCCATCGAAGAAGCACGGTCTGACGAAGAAATCAAGGCTGTCGAAGAAGAAATCGACACTTTGACAAAGGAACAAGCTGAATATCAAGACAAAGTCGATGCTATCCAATCCGAAATTGACGAACTTGAAGAAGAATTGGCTGCATTGGAAGGCAAGGAGCCTAAAGATGAACCCAAAGAAGAACCTGCTGCTGAACCTGAAAACCGAAACAAACAAAAAGGAGAACTCTCAACTATGACACGAAACAAATATTTTGGTGGATTGACTCGCACTGCTATGGCTGAATTGGTAGAACGCAGCGAAGTCAAGTCATTCCTAGAAAACACACGCAGCCTTATCCAAGAAAAACGTGCTGTCAATGGTTCAGAATTGACCATTCCAGAAGTGTTCTTGGAGTTGCTTCGCAACAACATGGACCAATATTCAAAACTAATCACTAAAGTTTGGCTCAAACCTGTGAAGGGCGAAGCTCGTCAGAACATCGCTGGTACAATCCCAGAAGGTATCTGGACGGAGATGATTGGAAAACTCAATGAAGTTGATTTCAAATTCAATCAAGTCGAAGTTGATGGCTACAAGGTTGGTGGCTTTACAGCTGTCCCTAATTCCATCTTGAAGGACTCAGACCTCAACCTTGCTAACGAAATTCTTTTGGGTCTCGCTCAAGCCATTGGTCTTGCTCTTGATAAGGCTATCCTTTACGGTAAAGGGACTAAGATGCCTGTTGGTATTGTGACTCGCTTGGCAGAAACCCAGAAACCTAACTACTGGGGTAAGAATGAGCCAGACTGGACTGACCTGCATTCTACTCACTTGTCAGTAGTACCTACTAAAATCACTGATCCTATCAAATATTATCAGGAATTGGCTACTAAGCTAAATGTCATTGATGCCGACTACTCAGACGGCAATGTCTTCTGGGCTATGTCTCGCAAAACACATCAAGACTTGAAAATTAAGTTGATGAGTTTCAACTCGGCTGCAGCAATCGCGTCAGGTCTTGACAATACATTGCCTGTCATTGGCGGGGGTGTTGAAGAAAAAAACATTATCCCCAAAGGGAAAATTTTCCGGGGGG